GGACTTTGAGTACGGAAACAAGTTCGGGGATTTTGCTGAGGCTATGTGGGGCTTGGTTGGTACAGACGATGGAATCAAAGTGCCGTTGTGGTTCTTGAGCGATGCCGACAAACAAGCCCTGCGTGGTGCGTGGGCAAAACTTCACTACGGCAGGTGGGAGAAAGACATTATGGAGAAGGTGTTCGACGAGGACTTCTACAAGCGCAGAGATGAGCAGCAGGCCTACGAACAGCAGATGAAACAGCAGATGTACCAACAACGCATGGCTATGCAAAACCAACTGGCGGCCAGCACAGGTACATACCAGACCGCCACAATCGCGCCCGGACAAATTCACCCACTGCAAAACTCAAACTCGGGATTCCTCGGCAGTATTTTTGGAGGTTCTAAGTGAACATCATCACGGTCGATTTCGAGACCTACTACTCGGCTGATCTTGGGTTTGCCAAACAGACTACTGAAGAATATGTACGCGACCCACGCTTTGAAGTTGTTGGTGTTGCTGTGCAGGTCAATGACGGTGAGCCCGAGTGGTTCAGCGGAACCATGGTTGAGACTGCGAATTTCTTGGGTGGGTTTGATTGGAAAAACTCCCTTGCGCTAGCCCACAACGCTATGTTCGACGGGTTCATTCTGTCTGAGCACTTCCAAATCAAACCAAAGGGCTGGCTGGATACGCTGTCCATGGGTCGTGCGCTTCACGGTACGAACGTGGGTGGTAGCCTCAAAGTGCTGGCCGAGTTCTACGATGTGGGAGTCAAAGGTGACGAGGTGAATGACGCCAAGGGCTTGCGTCGAATTGACTTCCCCGCACAACAGCTAGCTCAGTATGGTGAGTACTGCAAGAATGACGTGCGCCTGACATGGGACTTGTTCAACTTGATGAGCCAAGGATTCCCGCCGACTGAGTTGCGCTTGATTGACTTGACGATCAAGATGTTCACCGAGCCAGTGTTGCAGTTGGATGAGGGTGCGTTGAACGTGCACCTGCACAGAGAGCGCCAGCGCAAGGCCGAGTTGTTGGAGAACTTTGACAAAGACGAGCTTATGAGCAACCCACGGTTCGCCGAGTTACTCCGCACATGGGGTGTCGAGCCGCCGATGAAGAAGAGCCCCGCCACAGGAAAGGAGACCTATGCCTTCGCTAAGACAGATGAGGCGTTCAAAGAACTTCTTGGACACCCAGATACGGAAGTTCAGGCATTGGTCGCCGCACGCTTGGGTACGAAGTCTACGATTGAGGAAACAAGAACAGAGCGTTTTATTGGGATTGCTCGAAGGGGCCCGATGCCAGTTCCCCTCCGCTACTACGCCGCGCACACCGGACGGTGGGGTGGTGACGACAAACTTAATCTTCAGAACTTACCGAGGGGGTCGGCGCTGAAGAAATGTATCCTCGCACCTGCTGGGTACATGATGATCGACTCAGATTCATCGCAAATTGAAGCCCGTACGCTGGCATGGCTAGCTGGGCAGAACGACTTAGTGGAGGCATTTGATCGTGGTGAGGACGTGTACAAAATCATGGCGTCAGCTATCTATGGCAAGGACGTTGAAGCTATATCTAAAGATGAACGCTTTGTTGGAAAGACAACAATTCTTGGGGCGGGGTACGGCATGGGCGCGGCGAAATTTCAAGCTCAGCTTAAAAACTTCGGGGTCGTCGTCGAGCTCGATGAGGCGAAACGAATCATTGACACATATAGAAATACCTACCCACATATCACGCGACTGTGGAAAAGTGCTGGTACGGCGCTGGAGGCGATTCTTCGCGATCAATCGACAGAGTTAGGCCGTGACGGTATTCTGAAGATCGAAGGTAAAGACGGCATTAAGCTACCAAACGGTCTGTACATCCGCTACCCCAACCTGCGCCAGAAAGCCGACGAGGAAACAGGCAAGGTCGAGATTGTGTATGACACCAAGAAAGGCCGAGCCGTTATCCCCAACCGCATCTACGGCGGCAAGGTAATTGAGAACGTGTGCCAAGCCCTAGCCCGAATCATCATCGGTGACCAGATGTTGCTGATTGCCAAGAAGTACCGCGTGGTGATGACGGTGCATGACGCTGTGGCGTGCATCGTGCCGACTGAAGAAGTTGACCGTGCGCAAGAATATGTTGAGATGTGCATGCGCATCCGACCGAAATGGGGGCTGGAGTTGCCCCTCAACTGTGAAGCCGGACATGGAGAATCATACGGTGACTGCTAATATTAAATGGTCTTTCAGTAGCCTGAAGACGTTCCAACAATGCCCGAAGAAGTACTACCACACCAAGGTAGCGAAGGACGTCAAAGAGCCAGACACACAGGCAACGCTGTACGGTAAGTCAGTGCACACTGCGGCTGAAGAGTACATCCGTGATGGGATTGAGCTTCCTCCGCCCTACGCCTACATTAAGGATACGCTGGATGCTCTAGCCGCTATCCCCGGGACCAAACTGTGTGAAGAAGAACTCGGCCTGACCAAAGACCTTGAGCCATGCGCGTTCGACGCACCCGAGGCATGGTGGCGAGGCATCGCCGACTTGGTCATCTTGGACGAGCCCAACGAGTTGGCGTGGTCGGTGGACTACAAAACCAGCAAGTCTGCGCGCTATGCCGATGTGAAGCAGTTGGACTTGGTAGCCACGGCTATCTTCAAGAAGTACCCCCAGATCAAGAAGATCAAGTCAGCCCTGCTGTTTGTGGTGAGCAAAGAGTTTGTGAAGGCCACGCACCACGCAGAGATGGTGCCCAAGTACATGGAGCAGCCGATGCGGGATGTTGCCCGTATTGAAGCAGCGTTAGAGAACGGAGTGTGGAACCCAGTCAGCGGACCGCTGTGTAGGTTCTGTGCAGTGAAGCAGTGTGAGTACAACAGGAGTTAAAGATGGATGAGAAAGACCAAGCAGCGGCTTATATCAAGCTGCATGAGGACGTGAAAAAATTGATTATAGATACGGTGCTAGAAGAAATTCAAAGGTATGGGGCGCTTACTACTGAAGTGGTGAACAAAGCCCAAAGCAACTTGCTATACACCCAAAACTTCAAAGACCAAGTGAAGAACGTTATCAAAGAACAAATGAACAAATACTGAGGAGAAGACCATGACAATGAGCAACCAAGAAACCGACACCGCCCTGATTCTGGAGAACGAGCTCAAGCGCCGAGTAGAAGAAGTGGTGCGGGGTGTCGCCTACGACATTGTGCGTCGGGAGATGCGCGAAGAGTTCACAAAGCAGAAAGAAGCCATGCTGATGGAGGTCAGCATCACAGTTGGCAAACACCTGCGTTTGATTGAAAATGAGGGGCGCAAGCCGCTTTGGGAGGCGACCCCCGAGGAGTTTGGCTTGACTATTGAAAACCTCAACACCCACATGATCGGAAAGCCAGACAATGCCTTACGTGAACAAACCCCGCCCGTATAAAAAAGAATACCAACAACAGAAAGCTCGTGGTGAACACGAGACCCGCATGGACCGCCAGCGTGCTCGGAACGAGATGGACAAAAAAGGAATTGACCGCAAGGGCAAGGACATTGACCACACCGTTCCCCTGAGCAAAGGCGGCACCAACGCGCCGAGCAACCTGAAACTGAAAACCCCAAGCGCCAACCGTTCGTTCAGCCGCAACTCTGACCACACGGTGAAGGTGAATAAACCAAAGAAAAAATGAAGCACGGGTTAGATTTAGAACAAATGCGAACAGCGTGGATAGCGCGTTTTGGCACAAGTTGGGTAGATGCGTTGGATGTATGGGAGGATGATTTTTTCTTCCCTATTCTGGCGGACCTACGGCAACTTGACTGCCTTGACATAAACCGATTAACCGAGCAATACAGAATTAAAGTACCCCAATGACATTAGCGGAATATGACTGGCCTCGTCCCCACGGCTTCGAGCCATTCGCTCACCAGAAACAAACAGCGCAGTTCTTAACAACCAACAGGAAAGCGTTTTGTTTCAACGAGCAAGGGACAGGCAAGACTGCATCGGTTATCTGGGCAGTCGATTATTTGATGAAGTTAGGTGTAGTGAAGAGAGTGTTAGTGGTGTGCCCGTTGTCGATCATGCGCTCGGCATGGCAACAGGACTTGTTTAAGTTTTCTCTGCATCGCACGGTGTCCGTAGCCCATGGTAGCGCCGCCAAGCGCAAAGAGATCATCAGGGGTGGGGCCGAGTTCGTCATCATCAACTTTGACGGCGTGCAGATTGTCAAGGACGAGATCATCAACGGTGGGTTCGACCTCATCGTGGTGGACGAAGCCTCGGCATACAAGAACGCGCAGACTGTGCGGTGGAAGACCATGCGCGACATTCTCAAGACGGTCAAGGGTCTGTGGATGCTTACTGGTACGCCAGCAGCTCAATCACCACTGGACGCCTACGGCTTGGCCAAGCTCATCAACCCCAAGGGAGTGCCGATGTTCTACGGGCAGTTCCGCGATCAGGTTATGGCGCAGATCACCAAGTTCAAGTGGATTCCGAAGCCGACCGCCAAAGCCACTGTGCACACCATCTTGCAACCAGCCATTCGCTTTGAGAAGAAGCAGTGTCTTGACTTGCCCCCGTTGACGTTCGTTGATCGTGACGCGCCGTTGACCCCGCAGCAGATGGGATTTTACAAACTGCTTAAAAGTCAAATGTTGATCGAAGCAGCCGGTGAAGAAATCAGCGCGGTCAACGCGGCGGTGATGATTAACAAACTCTTACAGATTTCTTGCGGGTCAATCTACACCGATACGGGTGAAGTGGTGGACTTTGATGTATCCAACCGATTGAACGTGGTGCAGGAAGTCATCGACGAGTGCAGTAACAAGGTGCTGGTGTTCGTGCCGTTCACGCACACAATCGAGCTGCTCAAGAACCACCTGCTCAAGCATGGCATATCGTGTGACGTTATTAACGGTGAAGTGCCAGTCAACCGCAGGACCGAAATTGTTACCAACTTCCAGACGCAACCGACAACAAAGGTTCTCATCATTCAACCACAAGCGGCATCACATGGGCTTACCCTTACTGCCGCCGACACAATCATTTGGTACGCTCCCTGTACCAGCGTGGAGACTTATCTTCAGGCTAACGCACGCATTGACCGTCCCGGTCAGGTCAACCCCATGACCATCGTGCACATCTGTGGGAGCCAAACCGAACGCCGCGCCTATGCGATGCTTCGGGGGAACGTATCCAACCACCAACAAATCATTGATTTGTACCGACAAGAAATTTCTTCTGTAGATGTTGACAATGTCTAAAGTTGTGATATAGTCGGTTTCCCTTTAACCAACGGAGAGTTAGATGAGTGAAGAAAATGAAGTGGCCGAACGGCCAGACCTAGATCGGCTGACGTCGATTTATCTGAAGATTCGAGACAAACGCTCGGAACTCAAGCGCGAGTTTGAGAACGAAGACAAAGACCTCGAAGAGCAACAGAAGATGCTTGCAGAGCAAATGCTGGAATCATGCAAAGAGCTCGGCGCCGACAGCATCAAGACACCACATGGGACGATCATTCGTTCGGTCAAGTCAAAGTACTGGACGGGCGATTGGGATTCTATGTACACCTTCATCAAAGAGCACGACGCGTTCGGCTTACTTGAGAAGCGACTGCACCAAACCAACATGAAGGACTTCCTTCACGAGAACCCCGACGTCATGCCCATGGGCTTGAATGTTGAAAACGAATACACCATCGTCGTTAGACGTGCTAAATAACTGGAGAAATGAAATGAGTGACCTATTTGGATGCGCGGTTGAAACCGTCAAATACGACTACGAAAAACACACGGGCCACGTATATGTGCCTATTGGCAACTGCACAGATATGAAGGGAACTATTGAGTTCTTTAAGAACGCTTTTCCTCACGTCGTGCACATCATAACGTGGTGTGACTGGGAACTTGATACACAGTATGTCATCCACAAGGGTGAATGGATTGCAATTTAAACGGAGAAACTAAATGAGTAACATCGCACTTTTGAACCAAGACCTGCCCGACTTCCTGCAAACTGCTGGCGTCAGTGAATTAACCAAAGCCCTCGCTGGCAAGACTGGTGCCAAGCGCATCGTCCCTAAGAACGGCATCTTCCGCAAGATGGTCGGCGGTGAAGAGATGGGTAAAGTCAAGGGCAACCTTGATGTGGTGATTGTGAACGCATCACCTAAAGTCGGTCGTATCTTCTACGCGAAGGCATGGACACCCGATGCCGACCCAAGCGCACCCGACTGCTTCTCTAACGATGGCGTGTCTCCTGATGCTGGTGCTAGCGCACCCCAAGCTAGCCGTTGCGACACATGCGCACAGAACATCAAAGGCTCTGGCCAAGGTACCTCGAAGGCTTGCCGCTACTCACGCCGCATCGCTGTGAACTTGGTGGAAGATTTTGGTACTTCTTTGGAAGGCGAAGTCTATCAGTTGAACTTGGCATCGAAGTCATTGTTCGGTGAAGGCGTCGGCGACAACTCGCACACCTTTGAAAACTACACCAAGTACTTGGCCAACAACGGTAAGAGCTTGGACTATGTGGTGACCACATTGAGCTTCAACGAGAACAACGACAACCAGTCTGTTTTGTTTACACCTGCGCGTTTCATCAACAAGCAAGAGTACGCGGTGACAAGCGAAGCCGCTAAAAAGCCAGAAACCCAAAAGCTGGTGACCATGACTCCATACCAAGCTGACATGGCTGGTAAACAACAAGCACTCGCTGCACCTGCTGCCGCACCTAAAGCGGAAGAAGCAGTGGCCGAGCCGACCAAGCGCGAAAGCACAAAGGCTGAGAAGCCAACCCCAACTGCCAAGAAGGGTTTGGACGACGTGGTCAAAGCTTGGTCTGACGAGGAGTAAGCATGAGCTACGGATACAGCCACCGACTCGTCGAGGCCAACAAAGCGGCTTCTAATGAGTCGTGGGGCGTACTCCTTGGGCGCAAGTGCATCGAACTCGAAATTCCTGTGGACGTTATTGCTCGGCGACTTGATGTTAGTCGGGCAACAATTTACAACTGGTTCTGGGGTACCACTACCCCAAGCCGGTCCCACTGCGAACAGATCGAGCGTCTGATTCCTCGCCTCAAGAAACGAAAATAAATCCGTGCATTGACGGGGGCTTCGGCCCCCAGCTTTGCCGTCTCCAAAAGAAACAGACATGTCCAACTTTGACTTACTCGACACCGTGCTGCCCCCCGAGGGACGGTATTGCGTGTTTGGCTATGGGAAGTATCCGGACCAAAAGTTTTACGACACAAGAGAAGAAGCACAAGCCCAAATCGAGCACTTAGTTGCCAACAAGTTTGACGTGTATTTCGGGTGCGCCAAGTTCGGCCCACTTAACAACCGTAAGCACGACAACGCACAGTTCTTCAAAGCACTGTGGATGGACATTGACTGTGGCCCGACCAAGGGAGTTCCCGATGAAAAAGGCAAGATTGCTGGATACCTGACACAGCAACTCGGCCTAGACGCGCTAAAAACATTTTGCAAAACGGTGGGTCTGCCCCGCCCCATCTTGGTTAGTTCTGGCTACGGTGTGCACGCATACTGGCTGTTGGATGCGACCATTGATCGGCGTGATTGGCAACCGCTGTCGAGCCGACTGCGTGAGTTGTGCGTTGAAAACGGGTTGATTGTTGACGCCTCTGTGTTTGAAGCTTCTCGCGTATTGCGAGTGCCCGGAACATACAACTTCAAAAAAGAAGAACCGATGGAAGTGACTGTGCTCAACGAGCACACGCAAGTCCTGACCTACGACCAGTGGAAAGAGCTACTCGGCGCACCCGACCCAGTCGATGAGCTGCCTGATTTCTTGCCGACCATCAGCCCAATGATGGAAGCCTTGATGCAAAACAAGGTGAAGCGGTTCAAGAACATCATGATTAAGGCGGAGAACGGTTGCCAGCAACTCAACTACTGCTACCAAAACCAAGACTCTATCGAGGAACCCCTGTGGCGTTCAGCCCTGTCGATTGCTGCGTTCTGCGTGGACAAAGACAAAGCGGCGCATATGATGTCAAGCCAGCACCCAGACTACAACCCAGCCGAGGTTGATAAGAAGGTAACCGAGCTGATTGCAAACGCAGGGCCGCACCACTGCGCCACGTTCGAGAAGCTGTACCCAAGCGGGTGCGCTGGCTGCCAACACAAAGGCAAGATCAAGTCGCCCATCGTGCTCGGCATCGAGATTGCGCAGGCTGAGGTGGAAGACGGTGAGTACGTGGTTGAGGTTGAGCCGACTGAAGGCGAAGATGCGGAATTCATGGCGGACACTAATCGCTACCGTATTCCAGAGTATCCGTTTCCTTTTTTCCGCGGCGCCAAGGGCGGTATTTGGCGCAAGTCAGAGAGCGACGAGGACGAACCAGCGTTGGTGTACGAGCATGACCTGTATGTAGTCAAGCGCATGAAAGACCCCGAGCTGGGTGAGATTGCGTTGTTCAGACTGCACCTGCCACACGACGGAGTCAAGGAGTTTGCAATTCCGGCGACGTCCATATCTACGAAAGATGAGCTGCGCAAGCAACTGTCACACCATGGTGTGATGGCGACACAAAAACAACATGAGCTGCTGGCGATGTTCGTCGTGGCTTTTATGAAGAACCTGCAATATGTGAGGAAGGCAGAAGTTATGAGAACACAGTTTGGATGGGTAGACAACGACAGCAAGTTCATTGTCGGCGACAGAGAAATCACAAAGGACGGGGTGTTCTATAGCCCGCCCTCAAGCCACACGCAGTCATTCGCCGAGAAGATGGTGCCGACTGGCTCGTTCGATAAGTGGAAAGAAGTGTTCAACATGTACGCCCGTGAGGGTCTGGAGCCCAATGCGTTTGCCGCACTGACAGCATTTGGTTCGCCTCTGTTGAAGTTCACTGGCTTGAGTGGCGCGATCATCAACGTCATTCACAAGTCGTCGGGCTCGGGTAAGTCAACGGCACTGTTTATGTGTAACAGCGTATGGGGCCACCCCAAAGAGTTGTCGTCCATGTGGAAGGACACGCTCAACGCAAAGATGATGCGCCTCGGCATCCACAACAACTTGCCCAACACAATCGACGAGATCACCAACACGAGCGCCATGGAGTTCTCAGACTTGGCGTACAGCATCTCCCAAGGGCGGGGCAAAGACCGAGTCAAGTCGCACAGCAACGAGCTGCGTGCCAACCACACCAAGTGGAACAACATGACCTTGGCCTCATCCAACGCCAGCTTCTACGAGAAACTTGGCTCGGCAAAGAACTCACCCGACGGCGAATCCATGCGTCTGCTTGAGTACAAGATTGAGCCCAGCACAGCGATCAGCGTGGAAGAAGGTAAGCAGATGTTCGACCATCAGATGATGGAGAACTACGGGCACGCTGGTGACATTTACGCCGAGTGGCTCGTCAACAACTTGGAAGAGGCCGTAGGCCTGTTGCGCCAAATCCAAGCCAAGATCGACAAGCAGGTGCAGTTCACCGCACGGGAGCGCTTCTGGTCAGCTATCGCCGCTTGCAATATCGCCGGTGGTTTGATTGCCAAGAGCCTCGGCTTGCACGACTACGACATGAAAGCAGTCTACGATTGGTTGATCGGCATGCTCGGCGAGATGCGCGAAGAGGTGACCCCACCCCAGAGCAGCCCTGTGTCTATGCTCGGCGACTTCATCAACAGCCACATGGTCAACGCTTTGGTGGTTAATGGTGTTGCGGATGCACGCACGAATATGGAAGCCCTGCCTCTGACCGAACCCAAGGGTGAGTTGTTGCTGCGCTTCGAGCCCGATACCTGCGATCTGTTCGTCACAGCCAAGGCGTTCAAAGAGTACTGCGTCAAGTATCAAATCCACTACCGCGACGCGCTCAAACAACTGCACAACGAGGGTATCTTCATCGACACCATCAACAAGCGCATGTCTAAGGGCATGAAGATGAACTCCCCCGCCGTGCGTGCCCTGCACTTCAACACGAAGAACTTTGACAACCTCGTCCCTGTGGAGCCCGAAGCCGATGCAGATCGAGACGGTGACGTACCGAATTAACTGGGCTAAGTTCCGGCGCGGCTACTCCTTTTTTGTACCCTGCATTGACCACGAGGCAGCACGGAAGGAGTTAGCCCGAGTTTGTCGGCGACTGAAGATCAAAGTTCTAACCAAGGTGACCATCGAAGATGGCATCAAAGGATTGCGCGTCTGGAGGGAATGACATAAACTAACCACGGTTGTTTCATGGTTCTCCTCTGAGACTTTATGCCCCGCCTAGTGCGGGGCATTTTTTATTCCTTTGCTGTCTGTGCTTCGCGTTCCAGCTTCTTGGAGCTCGGCTCAAGGATTTCGATGAGCTGCGGATAGAACTTCTTGTCGATGGGGAAGCCACGATCAGACTTGATCTTGCGCTCCATTTGTTTCTTCAGCGAAGCCGACATGTCATCGCCACTGATAGAGTTAATGGGGTTCTTTGAGTTGAACTTGAAGATGTTCTCAAACGCTTTGCCCACGTCTTCGTCACTGCCCTTGTCCATCTCCAACTCTAGGCGGTCAAGCAGGGAGGTGCGCTCACGCTTAACTTTCAATACCTCGCCTTGGAGTTTGAAGATAGCCTCGCGTCGTGCTTGGAGCCCTTCGGTTGCAAAGCCCAGTGACTGCGCAATGAGCTGGCCTTGAGTGAACTCATCCTTGTCCTTGATGATCGCACCAGAAGTAGTGGTTGCACCTTCTATACCGTAGCGTGTCGCAGTCATCGGCGCACGGAAGATAGCAGGCATCAGAGTCTCCATACCTTGGAAAATCTTGCCTTGGTTGAAGTAGTCCACCGCCTTGGGAATTTGTTTGACAAACAGCGATGCACCGGGGCCGACCAAAGACATGAAGTAGTCTTGCACTTCCGCAGAAGCAGTAGCGCCTTCTTTTACTTCGGGGAACCACATGTTGTTCATCGACAAGCTGCTGCTAATGTCGTAGCCGGTTAGCGCGGCAATTAAGCCACGGTCAAGCAGTTCATCGAGCGTGTGGTCGCCGACCTTCACATTACCGAAAGTCTTAGGCAGCCAGATGTTGCGGAACCAGAACTCCAAGTCGCGGCCTTCCAACGGATCGTCCTCATCGTCACCACGCAAACCATTCAAGATGCCTTGTGCGATACCCATAGCAAAACTAATACCGGGGATACCAACCATGCCAGCCAGTGCGTAAGACATCATGAGCGAGCCGATGAGCTGCTGTGCGGCTTCTTTACGAACTTGTCGGTCCGACTCCAACGAAATGGCACGGTAGAAGTTACGCATGAAGTAAGTAGTCACAAACGCAGGGAACATCTTGAACTGGAACAACGAACGGCCCAACGGCTTGTGCGCATCCAACAGCACTCTATGTTCTTGGTCCGCCAGCAAACCACGTGGGCGGTTTGAAGCGTGATAGTTACCCAACGCCTCGTGGCTTTCTTGCTCGGCTAAACGCAGGGCTTGCTCGTGCGTCTTGCCTTTTTCTCTATTCAAGCGATACGAAGTCATGAACGTCAGCTCACGAATCATGCGCTCGGCATGGTGGAACAACGCAGTCATAGCGTTGCCGGTACCACGGAGAACCTTACGCGCTGTGCTCTGGTTGAGAGCAGTTGCTTCGTTGCGACGGTTGCCCAAGTCGTAGGCCAGTGTGGTTTCGCTGATGCCATGGTCGAGCATGTATTGCGCAGCGCGCTTCTCGTCAGCGGTCAAACTTGTCAGGTTGGACATAGTCGGCATCATAACTTTGCCATCTTTGTCGGTGATGCCCAAACCGTTGAAGATGTTCAGTGACTTACCCAGAGCCGCAGCAGTCTTGACCATGCCGTGTTTGGACGACAGCACAGGAGCTACGAAGATAGGGATAGCTGTGAACTGAGACACCATGGTCTTGATCGAAGTCATCAGCCACAAGAACGCCGACTTGTTAATCAAGTTGGAAGCTGCAAAACCAATGCTGCTTTCTGGGTCAGGGCGAACTTGTTGCTCTGTGCGAATACGCATTTCGGTGACGAACTCACCCAAACGTGCCTTGTCGGGGTTGCCTTGCAACGAAGATTGCGCACGCTCAATCTGGTTCATGATGCGTGGGCCGTATTTCAAGCGAGCCAACTGGCTAGCCGAGTCTGTACCAGACACCACGAAGTTGCGGTGAATGTCGCCACCAAAACCAGCCTTACCTTGACGGTGCATGTACTTGCGGCGGAAGCTGCGCTCTGGGAGCGTGTGCAGGTACAACTGATAAATCTCGTCCTTGAGCTTGTCAGCATCTCCAATGATTTTGTCCCCAACAACGTTTCCAAAGTCATCCACAATAGAAGAACTTCTGGAGCCGGAGTCAATGGTCTCAAAGATTTCCTTGAGCATGGCGCTCGCATCCATGTCTTGTTTGCGGGCGTTGGTCAAATCGTTACCGGAGTCAATGTCTCCGTCTTCAATCATCTTTTCAAGGGTGCGTGTATCTCCAGACTCATTGAGTTGACGCACGCGGGCGCGCAAGAAACGCTCTCGGTCGAAAGCGCTCTCAAACATTTGGAATTCACCGCTCTTGCCTTTGCCGACGCGAGCCCAGTACTGACCGTAGCGCATCAGTGGGAAGTACGGATACAGCTTCTTACCTTCTTCGTACATCTTTCTGATCGACGCCATGAGTCGAACTTTGGCTTCTTTTGGTAGCTTCGACTGATTAATCTGCTCTTCCAGCAGCATGTGATACAGCTCGTGATTCTGTTTATAGAAGTCACGCACCTCGGTGTACAACTGCTTGCTTGTATCAGTCAGGCCGTTCCACAACTTGTCGAGTCGTGGGTTAGGAGTAGTGGCAGTGCTTGGGTCGTAGGACGACAACGTGGTGGCGTGCATCACGTTGGCCAGCTTCTGGTATTGGTCCGCATCTTTAGAAGCCAACTCTTGGAGTCGGTCGGCGACCTTAATCATGGCGTTCGTGCGCTTGTTACGCATCGCGCTCATGTCACTGATACCTTGCCATGCCTCTGTGATGCCCTTGATACCGAGGCGATCAGCCCAAGCCACAATGGTTTCTGTTTGCAACGCTGGGAGCAACTGCTGCAAAGACTTGAGGGTGAAGGACTTCCAGCCCGACACCATCACATCGACAAACTCGTTCTGGTCACGCAACTTGGTCAAGTCGGTGATGGTCTCGTTGCGGATGCTGTCGGCGAGATTGGACTTCTGCAACTTAACGGTAAGCGCATCCACCTTCTGCTTCTTCTGACGCACCTTCTTGGCTTGTTTAAAGATTTCCTCTTCCGACGCCATGTCCTTTTCGATCCCCCGCATTTCTTTCGTTTTGCGAGAAGTGAGGATGCTGTCGGTCACGTGCATCAAGTCAGATAACAAAGTGTAATTGCCCCTGCCCAAACCGAATAGGTTAGCAATCATGCGGGTGAAACGACTCCAACCGGATTCTTCTTTTGTCACGCCCTCGATGCTGTCCAAGAAGTCTTGGAAATTCTCATCGCTCATGCCGTAGGCCAAGAACTCTTGGGGGAGCTCAAAAATATCGGAGGTGACTTCCCCGGTTTGTGGGTCTACTTCACCCATGGACTCAACGAGCACTCGCATCTCAGGAGACAGCAACCCCAAGGCACGCATGCGCTCATAGTTGATCTTTGCGTTTTCCATCAGAGAAGTTAAGTCGCCGATGAATCGAGTCAGCGCCGCATCCATAGAGACCCCACGGGCCCTTGCAATCATCCCCAGATTGATCTTTGCGTTTGTTGCGGCGTGCAGTAGCTCGTGCAGGACGGTGATGTTGTTTACGCCTTGGTCTTCCCCAAAGCTAGCGCCACGCACATAAATAGTCGGTTTACTGGTTCTTGTGCCAGCAAAGAATACGCCCCGCGCATCTTCCCAATCTTCGAGGCTGTCTTGCAACTGCTGTGGAAGGGGGTCACCTTGCTCGACCACAACAAAGTTTACGTTACCAACAAAAGAACGCAGGCGTTGAGCCAAAAACTTTTGGAACGGATTCTTTGTGGTGTTAATGATGTATGTAAGTGCCTGCGCGCCGTTCTTGGCTTTACTAAACCCGGGATCGGCAGTGCCCGTAGACCCACGGTTGGCCAGAATACTCGCGCCTTTTTCTGACACGCCACGCAAATCGTTGAGGTCGGTTTTCTTACGAATCTCAATACCGCGCTTGACCTTGGCTAACTCATCTTCAGTAATCTTGGTGCGGTCAGCAAGCAAAGCTTTGGCACGTTTGCCAAGCGCAGAGCCACGGAACTGGCTTTCTACTTCAATCAAGCGCTTAATTGCATCGGCTTTTTCGGCTCGCTTATCTTCCTGCGCTTGTTCAAACGCATCTTCGTTTGCAAACTCACCTTCGTCCAGCGGCTGGCTGGCCTGTTCAAGCTGGTTAACAATGTTGTTTTTACCTTGGCT